ATCCTATGGACTGGGAGCCGCATACAGAAATCCGCTTAGAAAAAGTCCAAAAAGCCACAGAATCAATCTAAAAAGGAGATATATTATGAATGATTACCGTTACGAACCCGCAGGGCCAGAACAGATAAGGAGCGACGGGACAACAACACAGTTTGTTATCCGCCGCCGGCAGGGAGCCCGTCCTGCCCTGTTCCTCGCGACAATTAGCCCGGACGGGGAAATCCTTAACCTGCGCAGCCAATTCGGCCGCGCGTACGCGCTCGCTACCGCGAATAATACAGGTACTGTTATCTATGTGATGAATCAGTATAATCTGGACGCTCAGACAGTCGCTAAGCTGCTCGATATCCCGGTAGCATATTTCCGGCAGAAAGTGAGCGGCTACCGGACGTTCTCGGACGATGAAGTAAGCAAACTGATAGAGGCTTATCCAGAATAATTTTATGCTCTCGGCATAATTAATTGGACATCATTACCACACTATGGTATAATATTAATATCAACCAAAAAAGGAAAGGACACTCGAATGGCTGAACAACAGCTGCCTCTCAACCAAGCGTACATTAATGCGCTCGTCGATATGCCGAACATGCTCACCGACGAAGCGGCAAAAATCGGCGCGAACCGCACATACAAATACCTGTCACTCGGAACACTCTGCAAAACCGTCAAACAGGTTTTCGCACAACACGGAATCATGTTCCGCCAATCCGTCGAACTCGTAGAAACCGACAGCAATAAGACCATTGCTAAAGTCTGCACCTACATCTTCAACGCCAACGATGAAATACTCGTATCTGAATACCCGTTCTACTACACAGCCGACAGCCAAGCCAACGGAAGCGCAGTCACCTACGCCCGCCGTTACAGCCTCTACGCCGCCCTCGGAATCTACCCAGACAAGGACGACGACGGCAAAGCAAGCACAACCTATTCCACACAGTTCACTGACAATCGCACGCAGACAATCACACAGGACGTTGCTATCAGCCTCATCGACCTTGCCAAAGAGTATAACGCTGACCTGAAAACCATCGCCCGTAAATACGCAGGCCACGATATCAGCAAACCTACCGATATCCCCGTGTCAGCTGTTGAACTGATTCGAAAGGAAATCACCAATGCACACAATTAATGTACAGCAGAACACTGACGAATGGTTGGAGGCCCGCCGAGGTCTCATCACAGGCAGTAAAATCGGCTCGACCGCTCTTGAAGAGTATGCTCAAACCAATGTTAGTCGTATCCTTGATATGAGAGCTAAAGCCCTCACCGCCGCTGAGAAAGCCAAGACAACAGAAAAGGCCGAAGAATACAAGAAAAAAGCCGAAGAATACAAGAAAAAAGCCGACCTCGCCGACCTCGATAACCAGCGGTTGAAAACGCCCGTAGGTTTCTGGCAGTACCTCGCAGAACTCTACGCCACGCCAGACGCAGAGTACGAGAATCCCGCAGAACGCGGTCACCGGCTAGAAAACGTTAACGCAGGAATCACCGTCCAAAAACTGGGAATCAGTGAAGACACAGTGGACTACGAGCCGACAATGTGGGCCAGGGACGACGAGCCGCGCATAGCTGTCAGCCCAGACGTTACTGAGACAGGCGACAAACCGTTATGGGCTATTGAATGCAAGAGCCTCGGCACGGCCAACCATCTCATGTACGTGCTCCCGTTTCTCATCTGGAAAAAGAACAAAACTGACATGCTGTTTAATACGTTATTCCACGACAAACGGACAGCTACACGCGAATATGATTTCGTTCCGGACAAGTATAAGCCGCAGGTCCTCCAATACTTCGCTGTCAACGATGATTTAGAAACACTGTATTTCTCGTTCTACGATGACCGTATCAGGAACCTGAACCTCAGCCACGTTTATCTGACGATACCACGTGACGATATCGTCAACGAGATTAAAGACCATTACACTAAAGTACAGGAAGTTCTCGGATATTCGGACTTGATTACTAATCTTGTTCCGGTAGAACCCGAAAACTGGTAGAATTTAGTATGATAATGGGGAGGCAACTGTCCTCCCCTTTTATTTTATTCTGTTAGCATAATATTGGACATCATCACTACACTATGCTATAATAATAATATCAAACAAAAAAAGAAAGGACACTCAAATGAACGACATCAACCTTACCGAAAACATCAAAAAAATAAAAGACGCAAGTGATACCACAGTCTTCGTTATCGCCCCCAACTGCGTCTCCTGCTCACCCGAAGGCCGTATAATCCTCGACAACGTTTACCTCCTCTGCCGGGCACACGGTGACAGGCCACGTATACCTGTAACCGTAATCCAGCAAGGTTCGACCTACTACACCACGCTCAACAAACTCTATAAAAAATATGGTTGGTTCGATATCAGCCACTGCTGCATTTATTACAAGCAGCAGTTCATGAACATCAACCAGCTGCGCGAAATATCGGCAGGGAAAAACCCCGGACACGAAACAAAGGAGATTACAATGACAAAACTGATTAAACTCAATGAGCTCGTCGAGACAGTCAATGTGCTGGAGCCTGGCGAAGCAACCGAATACGGTAACATCACCATCAAATGTGAGCCTGACAACCGGTATACGCTTACTCTTGAGAACGGGCGCGAGACGGTCGAAGGCGTACTGAGCTACTGGCCAAACCGGCCAAACGGTAACACATACGAATGGGACGTCTACAAATCCGGCAACGATATTCGCGGCGGGGCCGACAGCCCACACGTAGCGTGGCGGTGCCTTATCGAGGACATGCGGGAACTGCACAACCGCCACTAAAACACAAAAAGCCCCCGCCCTAGGAAATCCAGGGACGGAGGTAATGTTATAGGTAACATGACCGGTACCGCCACCCCGAAAGGGGAGCCAGGGCCGGTCCTTATTTTACCGTTCGGACATGCGCAGCGGATTATAAGCAACACCGAAACCAGCAGCAATAAAGCCCGCGGCGGTGCTAATAAACCCGCCAATATCAGCCCGGCCGAAAGTCATAAACCCAAGACCAACCACCGAAGCGGACAGGCCAAGAATATAAATCACCGTACGCACCGTATCATTAAAAACCGGCGTATACTGCTTAGCTGCGTCCGTATCAGCGACATGAGAGACAGGAGCGGACGTCTCCTGCACTCCCTCATCTACCGTGAGCGCGGTCCCCGGTGTAGTGTTTGTGTCTGTCATAATTATCTCCTTAATTTGTTAATGTGTTTTTTAATGTGTTTTACCACAGTCTGTTACGGTTGAGATTGGTCTGCAAAGCGCGGAAGGTTGCTGCCCCCGCGATACCGTCATCAGTCACACCCAGCCGACGCTGCAACGCTTTGATAGTGTCACGGCCTATAAGACCGTCCACAGTGACACCCAGCCGCTCCTGCAAACGGCGTACCATCGTACTACCCGACGCCCGGCCAACCCACTGCCAGCCGCTTGTGGCGTTAGGCAGATACCGCTTATTGACAACGGGCTGACTTGACACGATACCGTCTTGGGGCGTGCCCAGCAGCTGCTGGAGGCGTTTAATCGTTGCCGGCCCCGCATACCCGTCTACCGTAATCTGCGGCACGCTCGACGCGACCGTATTAACCACCCGATTGATGACCCGGTTGATAGCCGGGCGGATAACAGTCTCCATCCTGTTGACGGTCATCTGGTCGTAATACGCCTGAGCACGCTGCATATACTCCTCGCGCTGCGAATCACGAATACTAGCAGGACAAGCGGTCGCACTGAAATAGCTGTGCGGATACACGTTCCTCAGCCATATTGGCCGTCCCAGCTTGTACGCTTTGCACAATGCTGCCACCAGGTGCGCCCCATTATCTAATGTCGCTCCCGAAATGCTCCAGGGGTTGGTAGTCATGTCCGCATGTTCAATAGCAATGCTCGTGACATTCGCGTTCCAATTGCCCGCATTCCACGACGTGTCAGCGTCGTGCACCAGTTGGCCGATACGGCCGGCTACGTCCACCTGATACTGCGCGCTTGCTGGCCGCGACTGCCACACACTCCAGCATCCCCCAATACTCAGGTTCGCCGCGTTGTGGTGCAGGATAATCTTGTCTATCCTGTGGCCTTGCCGGCCTTTCGTGTAATGCCGGTTGATGAGCCGGTATTCGTCCGGCTCCAGTTTATCCCAATCCTTCACAAGGGTCTCCTTACTGTTCGTCGTGATTGATTTCTAAATCTGTTCCCACCGTTAAGGCGCTAATCTCCGGACGGATAGTATTAGGCAAATGCGGTTTAGGGTGCGCTTGCAGCCACGCCGGGTCCAGTACTTCACACAAGGTCTCGAACCAATGGCCTAAAGCCCTCAAATAGGCCGTATTCTCAAAGGTTTTCTGTTTCTCTTCCAGCAGGTTGGCTTCCGCCTGCCTGCGCTGCTCCTGCTCACTGATGACCAGGTGAGACAAATGCCCTATACGACGGTCCTGTTCCTTAATATCCCGGTGCAAGCCCTCTATCGTCTCTTGCATACTCTTAAACGCTTCCGCCTCGTCAGATTTCTCCTTGACCTTGAAACCTATGATAGACACCGTTAATGATATTACACCCGTGATGATTGCTACGATAATCGTTGTATCCAGTTGAACATGACTAAACATATGTATCAAATTCTCTTACACGGGAATATGACACTACCCTGATACCAAGCGTTACTATTCAAACTGTAAGAGCCGCGACTGCGGAGCGCGATATCAGTCCCGCTCACGAAGCAGCGCAGCGAGACGATATCATCATTCGTGTTATCATATACAGCTCCCCATGCTTCGTTGGTGGCTTTCCATCCTCTTATTGTTGCGAAGACTGTGCTCTCCCACGGGGAATGCGAAGACGAACCTAACACGTTCCACTGGAAATGCAATGTTGCCAAATGAGTAGCCCCGTTAACATTATACGAACCAACACTAATACTATTGTTAATCGGCTGTAGAGCAACCTCCACTAACAGAGGGTCATCCCATTTAGCAGTGATCAGCATACGACTATTCGTCTGCACCCACTGCCCGTACTCCCGCGTATACTCCGCGTTCGTTGTCCACACGGAAGCTAATGTGCCGTCTATCGGGCTTACACTGTCCAGCACTGCGAGCGACGGGGCGTGCAGTTTCCCAGACATATCCACACGCACAGCTGTCTCGTTGGTGTCACCGCCACCCACTGTAGCGAGGACAACGCCATTAATGTTACTGCCCGCTGTGTTAGCGTTCACTACGGCCAGCTGGCCGCGGGGAGTATCACCATGAGACTGCGAAGGGTCATCAATCCGCACATAAACCTTGTAACTGCTGTTCGCGCTTTCCAACTCCACACTCTCGGAAGACTCCACAGCGTACGTGTACACGCCAGCAGTCGACCAGCCACCATAAAACCCCGTATGAGGCTGCACAGTAACCGTGGTACCGTCCACCGACACGAGCGGATCCGTACCCGTATAGCGGACACCGCTCACTCCCCCGAACGGCGTACCATCACTCACCACCTGTAGACTGTTGACCACATGCCTGTAATCGTCAGCACTGTAAACCGGTGAACCGTTAACCGCTGTCAAAGGGTGCACAATAATACCCATTTAAATACTCCTCGAATCGTTGAAATAAATAAAAATATAATCAGCAGTGAAACCAGTAGCCGGAACCTGATTCTGTTCACCCTGATTAATCAAAGCCTTAACTGTAAACTGGTCTAAACACCGGCAGCCCGACATGTAGAAACCCACGTTCACGCCCGTGTCCCCCCAATAGCCAGACATGTTACCATCACCATACGTAACCAGTCTATCATTAATAAACAATCCTGATTCCACGCCAACAAGCGCGTTCGTGTTTTTGAAACTCCACGACACCGACACAATAACCTTGTTGTACCCACTGATATTAGGGCATTTTACCGCCGTAGCCGCCCACCCAGGAGGGCCTGTTAACAAAAAACTCGGAATCCGCTGCTGGATAGTCTTAAACCGTGGAACAATCGGCTTAATACTTTCCGACACACTAGGAGCCAAACCACGTAACTCGGACTCCAATTGAGCGAACTTGCGGGCTGTCGCGTCCAAACCGGTAAGGCTTTTCCGTTGTATCGTCATGCTGCTACTTTCTGTAACGTGGGGGTGAATTTCCACCCGTCATTAAAACTGAGCTTATACCCTATTATACGCGCCAAACCTTCCGTATAGTCCGGATAGCTGGAATCCGACACAATCCACCGTATCGTGTCACCAAGCTGCCAATCTTTTCCGATACGCGGCATACTGCTCAGACTCGATTCGAAACTGATAATTGTTGTCCCGTTCTCAATCTCATGTAACTCAGCTTGAGCATGCTCGTTCAACGTTTCTATGCTCGTAATATTCGTCGATGGTTGAAACTTCCGTTCCACCACAGGCCGCGACACGTTACTACTCTCATACCACGATGATTCCGGGCGTATATCACCTTCTGCCGTACTCGACGCCAACACCCTGTTCCCACCGTACCCGTTACTGTAATCCTCTAACACACTGAAACTGCTTAACGTGGACTCATCAAAACTCGTTACCGGCGTCCTACTGCCAATAAAATCGGCTACATGCAAACATGGCTGCCAGCCGTCAACATTTTTCGGCTGCCAGTCACAATAATATTCGATACCGTTAATCACACCGGCCAATTCTTTCAAGCGTTCAAAAACGGTTTTATCGTCTTTCTCGTAGTAAGACCGGTCGCGATAATACTGTGACGGTTGTATGTCATATTTGAAGCTAAAACGGTTGCCCAGTATCGCGGAATCTACAAGACGCTGCGCTATAACAGTCTGCTGTGTGTTCTGGAACTCGCAATCCGTCACATAAACCCTGTTCAAATACTCTTCAACCGTACACAACGTTAAAGCAGTATAATTATGGGCTGCCTCGCGTAACCGTTTGACGATTATCCCACCCCACACACACACACTGTCCTGTAACAGTAGCAGCGCATGCGTGTACGGGACAGTCCAATCTACCCAATGCCGTGGTGCCGTATCGTACGGCAGGTTCGCCTGCACTGTGCTCGACTCTTGCATATAGTACTCCAACAGGTTCACCTGCAACACAGGAACCTCACACACAATATCCCCACTAATAAGCTCTACTGCAACCCAATGCAGTCCCGTGTCATCAAACCCAGTCCGGCTCACAGATACGCCTCCCTCCAGGTAGCATGTAAACGCGCGTCCTGATTATATTCGTCCGCACTAAACTGTAACTGATTCACCGCATTAGGCGTCAACACGGGAAACTCGCGACGCAGAACATGACCACGCAACGGACTACCATCTACGTATATTGACCGTTCACCGGTATCCACCGTAAGCGTATGCCCCGCACCCAACGCTAAACCGAACTTCAACACCCGTCCGGACGGGGTATGCGTAACAGTAGGGTTCACCACCGGGCCACTGATAGTCAACTGTACCGGGGCTTCAGCGGTACCGTTATAGTTTATTATGATACTCCCGTTTGTTACTGTTTCTGGCCAACACCACACGTTTGCTGCTACCCCCTGCTCCATGTCGAACATATAAGGGTACGTCCGCCCACCACTACTAGAGGGCAACCCTATTTCCGCAGTGTACACGTCACCACCGTACAGGAACGGCGAGGTGCACGCCAATTTCACCGTGAATTTCGCCATTTGTGCACCCAACGGGAGAATTGCGGGCGCAGTAGAACCTTGATACACGTCACACACGCGGGTTACTCCCATCAATGTTGCGGTGAACGGTTGCACACCTTTAAGCAGTTTAGCTTTGAAATGCTCCCAACTCGACAATATACTATTCCAGCAGCCACCAAAGATATGCCCCGTTATACTAATCTGCCGTTCCCCATAAAACGGCTTGTTGTAAAACACGCCGTCAGCCAAAACACGCTGCGTAGACGTCAGACTCGTACCAAGCCCGTCGTACAAACCTGTTACGTCGCTTAACGTCACATGCCACTCTACACCGTCATTGATGCCGGTTAGGGGGAAACCGTTCACTGTTATATGAATGTCATTCGCGTAATCTAAAACCGGTGCCATATCTGTTGCCTCCTGTTTATACGTAGTAGAAGTTAATCATGTCAGCCGCCGCCCTACCAGCCGCTGACGGGTCATTCGTATACACGCTAATAGGAGCGTTCACCGTAGCAGTCCGGACAGACCCGCCCGCACCGTTCACCTCCGAACGGCGAACCGGCTCAGCTACAGGATTATTCGGCTGGAACACCTGCCGCGCCTGCAAAACCGTATTATCCACCAAACGGCCAACAGCGTTCAATGCAAGAGGCTGCTTACGCCGCACACCAACAGCGATACCCTCCGGAATACTAATACCAACCGTGTCACGCATAACCCTGGACGGGCTGTTAATACCCAGCAAACGTTTAGCAAAGTTCACAATGTTCCCGCACATGTTTTTAATCGTATCCCTCAACCAGTCAAACGCCCCCTCGATACCGTGAATAAGGCCTTGTATAATGTTTCCGCCCACGTCGTGCAACCACTGTCCCGCACCGCGGAAAGCACCCATAATCTTGTCTTTAACCGTACTCATCACATGGCCGATAGTGTTTATCGCGTTACGCACACCGTTGGTTATACCGTCCCATATTGGGCGCATGAAATTACTAATCCCGTTCCATACGTTGTTCCACACGCCGCGTATAGCGTTCAACACGTTGTTGATAACGTTACTGACCGCGTTAATAGCATTTTGGACTGTGTTTCGTATCGCGTTCCATATTGGGGATATAAAATCACGTATCTGCCCCCACACGCGGGTCCACCAGTCGCGGATAGCATTCAACACGTTCGTGACCGTATCCCGTATCGCGTTGACAACATTGGTAACAGTGTCTTTGATACCGTTCCACACGTTCACAAAAAAATCACGGACCCTGTTAAAAATGTCTGTAGCAACCTGTGCGATTTTCTGGAAGATAAGCCCCCACACAGTTATCGCGGTCTGTATAATCGTGATAACAATATCCTTGATATCATTCCAAATGTGAGAGAAGAAATCGGTGAGCGGTTGAAAGAAATTCTGTATCGCGGTAACAGCGTCACTCACGCTCTGTTTTATGTTATCCCATATCGGACCCAAGAAATTACCCACAGCGTTCCACACGTTATTCCACGTGTCTTTAACACCGTTCCAACAAGTGGAGAAGAAACTACTCAAACCGTTCCACACGTTTTGCGCTGTATCTTTGATACCATTCCACACGTTCACAAAAAAATCACGTATCGGCGGCCAGATAGCATTAAACGTGTTCTTAATACCATTCCAACAATCAGAGAAAAACTTACTCAACGCACTCCAAATAGCCTTCCCTATCTTAGTTTGAGTAAAGAACCATTGCAACGCTTTTACAATCGCCGTTATCGCCGCTATCGCCGCGATAACCACCACGATAATCGTTCCGATAGGGTTGGCCGCTAAAGCAGCGTTATACGCCATCTGAATACCCTTAGCAATATCCATGACAGTGTTAAACGCCGCCTGAGCTGCTTTAACAATCTCCAACCCATTAGCGACCTCTTTCAGCTTGTTAAACAAGCCGCCCACGCCCTTCACCGATTCGAAAGCGTCTGTCACTTTAAGCAGCGTATCAACGACCTTACCGCCAACCTTCGTGAAACTGTTGAACCCGTTTGTTAACGTGCTGGGCAGTTTAAAAGCAGCGTAAGCCGTGAGTATAGGACCCGCATGGTCCAGAAACCAGCCCAGTTTTTGTGTGACTTTCTCGATAGCTGTAGCGATGTTCCCCGGAGGAAGGAGTTTAGCCCACGGTACTTTACTCGTGAACAGCTGTTTAATCTGCTGGCCGAGCTTAACAATGTGCGGCCCTAAATCCACGATAGCTTTACGAATACGTAGGATAGCGTCCACAACAGGACTATCTTCTTCCACGTGGAAAGCCTGAGCGAACTTACCCGTGAAATCACCCTTAACAATGAGAGTTATCAGACTGCTGAACCCGTCACCAAGCTTACTAAACTGTGAGGAAACACGATTAATCGCGTTACTAATATTATCCACGCCGATAGCATCGATAATACTCGCTCCAACCTTAGCGATACGGTTCTGCACGTTTTCCAACGCCGTGCCGATACCCTGTGTCGAACCTCGAGCCTGTGTTTCGAAACTCGCGAAACCAGCCGTCCCCTCTTTATTAAGACGCATAACAGCATTATTAAAATCATCAAAACTGATTTTCCCGCTCTTCATCGCCTTATACAAATCCTGCTGGTTATGCCCCGCACCCAGCAAGGCAACAGCAAGCTGATTCAACTGTCCAGGCATAGCGTCCAACAGGCTCGTCCACGCCTGCATATCCACCTTACCAGCAGCCAACATCTGCTGATACTGTGTCATAGCGTTTTCCTGCGCCTGGACACTCTTCCCGCCCGCAAGAAGCGCGTTATTAAACGCGAGAGACAAGTTAGTAGCCTCATCCAAATTCTTCGTCAACGGAGCCAGCTGGGTGACCATACCAGTCATACTGTTAAGCGATGTCGGTAGCCCATCGATACCGTCAGACAGTTTACGTACACTCTTCGAAGCGTCTACAGCACTATACCCAAGATTCTTCATGATGACAGGGAAGTTATGCAACTGGTCCGCCCTGTCTACAGCTTTACCCACGCTTGACGTGATAAGATTCATCGCCCGGCTGGCCACATTCGACGCTATACCCGCGATAACAGCCCACGACGCTTTAAACGCGCTACCCGTCTTCCGAGCAGACTCAGACACCTGTTCGTTCGCGTTAACCGTTTTCTTGCCCGCAGCGTTCGCAGAATCAGCGGTACCCTCAGCAGACGAACGTATCGACTTATTCGCCTCACGTATACGCTGCGCCCCAGTCTCATACTGGGTTGTGTCAATAGTCGCTTTAAGACGTAAATCACCTATATCTGCCACGAGCCTATCCTTTTCCCATTGTTGTTAACCGTTTCACGAGTTTTTGTATCTCCCTGTCCCCGTTCTCCCCCAATGCGCACGCGATACTGTTATACAAGTCTACGAGCTGTTCGCCTCGACGCCGGTTATACTGGACACGCCCAGCGTCCAATAAACCGTAAAACGTTTCCACCGGAAGCCTGTCTTCGAGCACGTCACGAACACCCAGCCACCCGTAATAGGAAGCGAACTCCGCTATCAATTGCTCCCATTGCGTGGAAAACCCGCCAACCGTACTTTGTGTTTCAGGCTGGCGGGCTTTTTTGAATTCACGGAGTTTGCGTATGTCCTCAGCTGACAGGTCACTAAGAGCATTATGATACTCAGCCATACGCGCCCCTCTCGTGATTTTACTTGTCTGCTGGCGTCAGGTTCGGCATAACCATACTAATAACATTATCCATAACTGTCTTGTAAGCAATCTCAGTTGTTTTCGCTTTCCACTCCTGGAACTGCGGTTGAGGTTCAATCAACGGTTCCACAAGACGTGTAGCCAGCTTCTGAAACTCGTTAATCTGTTTCACGTCCAAACCGCCAGACTGCTGCAACGACTGGTTCTTAACCTGACTGTCGACCAGCCTGTTATACGCAGACAAAGGCAGCGGGCTAACCGTAAACTCGTAGTCACCGAAACTGCTCTTTACCGTGAAACTGGTTGCCTGTTCAATGTTACGTGTATCAAAAACAGTAGTCAAAAGAAGCTCCTTTCATTCCTGTTGTTTAGTGGCCGGCCGGGGGAACAACAGCAGGAGCCGTGTTCTTCTTGTACGACTGGGACATAGCGTCATAATGAGAAGCACTGTCAAGCATGCCCTCACCCATAATAATCGCGCCTTTCTCACCGGACAGAGGCGTGATATTCAGTTCAATTGTTACGGGGTCGCCCTGCTTCAGTTTGAACTCACCACCGTTAGCAATATACGCGGAAGGTATCTGAATATCCTGTGAACTACCGTCATCACACGCATTATGGATAACCACCGGCACCGGTGTCACGGACTTGCATTCTGTCGCGCCGAAAATCACCTGCCCGGTAGTACCACTATTAAACGTTGCTTTCTTCGCCATACCCGGGAAGATACGCATAAGCGTCTGAATATTGTTCACAATAAGTGTAATCTTCGCGCTTATCTCATCAAACGTTCCGTTCGGGACCTTGATTTTGCCCATCTGGGAACTGATTTCAGTAGTTGCTGGTGTTACAGTTATTGTTGCCGCCTCATCTGAAACAAGGTCCGGTGGGAATTCTTCCGCACCGATGTACACTGTTTTCTTCCCGATGAGCTCGTAGGTTGTTGCTGTTGCCAAGAGGCCTCCTTAAAAAATATCGATATTCATCGCCTCTCCCCACGAACTGCGGAAAAAGGCTTACTATCAGTATACCATTAGAATCGCGCTGGTAGTTTGTAGCGTACCGGGAAAACCAGTTCTTTAACAAACCGGCCGTTATCGTCCACCGCACTGAAATTCACCGTGGCTGGTGGCTGTATCTCACAATGCTGAAAACTGATATCAGCGATTGGTTTACATGACAGGATACACGTCTGGTTGCTACGCACCCACTCACACAGTTTAAGAAGTGTTTTGTCCTGTTCGAAGGGGTCATCAAACCGCGTGCTTATGGTCACTGTGTCTGTGTATAGGTCACCAGACACGCCGACCGTGTTCGAGTTCACCCACAGGCAGTCGTTTCCGGTTGGTGTACCGTCAGCCAAGATAGGGCTGATACCATAATAAATAGTTTCACCATACGTGCCGAATCCTGCTCGTTCGAGTTCCTGTGCCACAGCTAAACCAAGCATTTATTATATCCTTCCCTGAAAATACATGTTAACGTTCGCTTCTACTGTTTTACCGGCACGCTCCAAATAGTGTGTTGTTGATGGGTGCAAATGGTTTACCCGTTCCCTTAGCTCCGCATATGGAACACGCTTGCTACCGAATATTACGTGCTGTTCATGCCAGTTTACGTACTGGACACGCCCACTGTTTTTAAGTGCGCCGGTTCGGATAGGAGCGTTGATGACGGCCTGGTTCCGGATAGCCATCGCCACCCTGGTTAGCCCGGCTGCCATACTATCCCTGGTTGCTGTCTGCCAGTCTCCGGAAACATGCATACTGTATGTTATTCGCGTGTTCATAATGTTATCCTCGCCCACGGGACTGCCTGGACAGTAATGAACTGTGTTACTCCCCTATCCATGTCATCACCCTGTGAAACGTCTCTGCACCGGTAGTTACGGCCCCCGATTTTAATACACGTATCCACCAGCCTCACACAATCCGACTTGTAGGGTTCCGGCAAACTGCTCACGTCAATATGTATGGACAGGAGACCAGGAACCGTCTCTACAAGCCCGTTCACACTACTATTGTATTTATGTTTCACAATAACACGTAGACTGTCTGTGAGCACGGTTTCCTCACGGCCCTTCGCTGTCACTGCTTTAGGCAGGGTTATCAAACTCACTGTCCGAACCTGGCGGGGGAATAGTCGGAACGGGTTAGCGTCGGCCATACACCACCCCCGTTCCCCAGTCAGCTGGGTTCACCTGATACGGTGGATAATACTTATGGTGTGGCATACTCAACGTTCCAATCCCATACCTGTCTGCGCAAACGCTCCACCGCAATAGGACGCTCCTGTACTCGTTTAAAACCCGTTGCAGGATAGGCTGCACGGTAGAAAGATAGTTGACCTGCACGTCCTCTATCTTTTTCGAGGAAACCTCGCCAACCATGTCATCGTCGAGGTTATCGTACGCCAAACGCACCAGTTTTTCCACGACAAGCAGCAGCGGAGCAGGAAGATACTTGAACCCGAACATGCCTCGTACCGTGGCCACTGTGCCGTCAGGCTGCTGACAGTACACCAGCTTATAGTATTCCGTATCATCATGCGACGTAGACACTGGCTGCCCGTCCACGAGTACGGTAACCGTTCCAGAAGCCCAACCAGGAAACAGGATAATATTCCCTTGAACTGGTAGATGATACTCACGTTCCCGCTGTTCCTGTATGCTCTCACACAGCATACTGTTTACCATGCTGAGGGCTAACTGTTCTAAATCGTTGAGAAGACTGTCTGGTATCGCCGTGAGGAGCGGCCGGTCTGCTTTATGAAGAAACATTACATTCCTCGTTCTGTCTACTATTCCTGTTTAACAAAAAGGAGCGGGCAGCCCTCGTCCGTATTTTCGATACGCAAGGCTATACCCGCTCACAGTTAATATTCTGTTTTAGTGGCCAGCCGGAGCAGCTGCTGCCGGTTTCACAACAACACCAGACTTGAGCTTAGCCAAACCGCCACCAGTGAAAATTTCCTGAAGGAACTGATTCTCGTTGGTTTCCAGTTTGAAGTTCGTGAACGCCTGGATACCATCATCACCGTACACGTTGTAAGCGGACGGGACGAAGATAACACCCTGAGCGTTCTTACTGTCAGTCGCGTTCCACCATTCCGGGGTGACAATCTTAGACACGCCGATAAGGCCCGCATAGTCAGCGCCCAGGGGTGCCTGGAACTGTCCGTCGGAACCTTTAGCGAGTTTCATCTTGGCAGCGTTCTCACGACTGGTGACCAGTATCCTGTCCCCTTCAGCTGTAACAAGAGCGTTAGCAGCGATAAACGATTCCAACAGTGTCTCGTTGTTAGCTGGTGTGTACTGTGCAGCAAACCGCTGGCCTGCTATCGTTTCCGCCCCAGCAGCCGCATCAGTCTGAAGCGAATCTGCGTACACTGACTTAAACATCGTCAGGTCAGTCCAATCAGTGTTCATAACGATAGCGCGTTCCATTGTCTGAATAAGACGTGCCGGAAGCTCCTGGAGGATATAGTTCAGCAGGACCTGTGGGTTCTGCATGGTACGCCTCAGTTCGCCCTTCGGTACGGGGAGATACTTATATACGTAGTCTGTAACAAACTGGCGTTTCTTAAGCTGGATTTTCTCCTGCTTCTTACTGTTCCCGTACTCGCTGACTGGATACCCGTGGGCACGACCATCGTCACTGTCCAGGCCGAGCATGTTAGCAGTCAAAGTGATAGGAGCGTCCATGCCTGTGTGGTTGACAGCCTGCCAGATACCCGAACCGGCTGTGTTCAACACGTCTTCTATCTTCGTAACAACACCTGTTGGTATGAGATAGTCTGCGCCGCTAACAGTGGAAGCGTAGGACTGCATACCGAGCTTCTTACGAGCGTAAGCGGCCCATTCCTCGTGTATGGCCTGTGGGTCATCGTTTCGGCTGTTGAACAGGAGGTTAGCGTAGTCGTTCATGGCCTGTTTACTGTCGAGATACGTGCGGCTGCTGGCCGTGTATGCCTGTGTGACGGTAGTGTTAGCTTTGTTGAACTGTGGCTGATGGCTGTTCTGTACCGGTGGTACAGGCTTTGTATCGGCCGGCTTATCGTCTGGCTTATCTGTATCGGCCGGCTTATCGTCTGGCTTATCTGTATCGTCGGTAAGCTTGTCCACAGCCTGCTGAATAGCCTGCGTGGCCTGCTCGATAGCGTCTGTCAGGGTTTTGTTCTCATCGCTGTTGAGCTTGTTTTCAATTGTTTCCACTGTATGGTCTCCTTTACTGTTAATACTAGTGAAAGCTGTTTTATAGTCTGCTCCACGATACACGACGCTGATTTCCACGAGTTGACTGTCGTGTATGATTTTGTCGTTACCGGGAGATGTTGGTGTGTCGATAGTGATACTGAAACTGCTGGTGAGGGCCCCGTCCAGGGCGAGTTGTCGGACTAGTTCGCCGCTGGGTACGTGGCTTAACCGTGCTTCAGCGTGCAGCCCGTCCTCGTCTACCCAGAGTCTGCGTATGACACCAGCTTGACTGTTAACGCTCATGTCATGGTCGAGTAGAAGCGGGATACTAAGCGTGTCTGTGTCTTCAAGCTGGTTCACGAGGCGCATTTCACCGTCCTGTATGGGGACGAGTAGCGTGTCCAGGTCTACTGTGTATCCGTTGTCTTGCATAACGGTTCCACTGTTCGCTAGGAATTGGAGGGTGTATCCCTCGTCATCGCTACTGGGTGTTGTGTGAGCGGTGAACTGTTTACGGTAGGACAAGTTCTCTCCTTTAGTGTGTTTCTGCGTGGCCCGCGTTTACAACGCTCATGGTGGGCTTAAACTCTAGTATACCATGAGTGGTGAGGGGTTTGAGTTTGTATTCGCTGTATGAGTGGCAGTTAGGACATTTAAGCATAATGATGGTGGGCTGGTGGTTTTCACCAAGGAACCGGCCACACTTAGAGCAGCGGATTATCATACGTTCACGCTTTCGCTTTCTACGTGGTAGAGGAGCACGCACCGGCAGTTTGGATGCCCGTCCGCTACTATCTTGTCTTCGTAATCGTTACCATAGGTCGTGTCGTTAATGGTGATGCTGTCTCCTTCCTGCATAAAACTGCTTGTGATGGGTATGGTAGTTCCGTCCATATGCTCGCAGAAGGGGCACGGGTGTTTGCTCGTAGTTTTCCACTGTTTGCTAATGGTGATTCCGTTCACATGCCGGGTGATGTTTTCTGCGGCGTACAATCCTGCTAACCGTTGACTGTGGGTTGTTTCGTTTTCGGCTATCATTTGGCTTGCCTGCCCGTCGCAGTACTGGTTGAGCGCGTCCGACAGTTGTGGAGCGGGCCACTGTTCGATGGCTGCCTGAGCGAGAATATCCTGTATCTGCTGGTAATGGTAATCCACGTACTGTTTGATAGCGTGCTGCAAGTGCTGCCGGTACATAGTGAGTACGTTGTCTGGTAGCTGGTTCCACGTGTAGAGAGCCTTGATTGTGTCTGCGCTCATACTGGTGAGGGTTTGTTTCAGGGTTGGGTTGGATTCGGCAGCGCTAAGGGTTTGCTTGATGATATCCCTGCCCGTAGTTTCGGCGTGGGTGAGCATAATCGCTGTGAGTATGCTGATGCTGCTGGCTATCCACGTGTTGGCGGCATTGTCGAGTTCTGTAGTCTCATTGTTGGTGAGAGCGTTAGGGTGGCGTTGGGCTATTCGGGTGAGGGTGTGGAGGAGTTTCCTGCTGGTTGTGTGGAGTTTTTGGCTGGCTGTTTCGGGTTTGGGGTTGGGTTGTTTACTGCTCCTGGTTGAGACCAGTGTTGAGACCGGTGAGGGTTCCAGGGTTGGGGGTTCCGGTGGTTCCGTGACTGGGTTTGGTTCCGGTTCTGGTTCTGGTTCCGGTTCAGGGTTTGGGGTGAGAGTGATGTCCCGATACGTGTCAGGAAGGTTAAGAGCGCTTGCAGCCTGTTCAGGTGTTGCGCCGGCTTGTACCAGGCTGATAAACGTTTGTGTTTGTATCTGCTGTGTTTCCGCTTGCACGTGTTCGATATCTGACTGTACAGGTAGTTCGAGTTGGTAGGTTATAGCGTAGTCGAGGCCTCCTGTTATACGGTCGAGTTCGAATTGGAATTTATCCCACACGAGAGCGCACAGTGGGTCGAGTGTGTTTTCGGTGAATGCTCGTTCTGCGGTTTGTGCGTTGCTGTAGGTTTGTCCGTGGTCTATGCCTCGGATAATGTCTGGTACGTTTATTGCTCCAGCGAGTTTGGTGGAGACGATACTGTTTATTGTATTAATGTCGAGGGTGTTGTTGGGTTGTTGGAATGGTGTCCAGGTGAGTTTTTCTTGTGTGCTGGGGGTGCCGGTTGCAGGGTCGATGGGGCGCATATTGTAGACAATACTGTTGGTGTTTGCTGCTCCTTGGAAGGCGTGTTCCAACCGGTCTTTAGTGTGAGTGTAGTCGTCACTGTTTTCAGCGGTGATGCTCATCATTCCGGCGGGTATTGCACCGTTACTGAAGAATCCTCGCTGGTAGTCGGCTATCATGTCGTCTACGGTGGCCCACTTGCTGACGGTCATTGCTGGACTGATACCAACGGTCAGGTCTGCTGGATGGTGGCTATAGGTGAGGCTGAGAACCTCACTACGGGTGAATGTGTGTGTAGTGTTATCAGCCATGGTGACTTGGTAGGTCCAGTCCGTCATGTTACTCGAATATTGACGTGACTGTGGGGGGAGTATCGTGTAACCAATAATATTGTCAGATGTTATCTGGCCGCCTGGTTGCACGCCGTAGGGGGTTGATGTCCAGACGAGAATATCCAAGTGCGTTTGGGTGAGTATGCTACTGCTGATGGTGTAGAGGAATTCTCGGCCGCTCATCATGTTGTTTGGCCGGTAGAGTGCTTGCATGGCTACGGGCTGCGGGTTGAGGGGGGTTGTGCCGTCACTGGTAGCGTAGGGGCGTATTGTGGCGAATCGTTGGCTGATACTGTTAATATATGGGAACAGGTTATCGTATGTGTCGCTGTCTGTTCCTATGTTCTGGTTGCCGTACATCCAGTTCGTGGTGAGCGGATTCGATACTGGTGGTGTGTTGGTGAATGTTCTGCGTATCCAGTTAGTGAAACGGCTCATAAAAGGTTCCTTGTTCTGCTGTTATGGTTGTTACTGTTTATTATACGCTAACGTTCCAATGTAATCGTTTGGGTTGGTAATATGCGAGTAGTACTGCGTCGGCGAGGTCTGGGCTGCCTGTTTGCTGTTGCTGTTTGTAGTCTCGTTTTTTTTGTATGGCTCTACGGTTTTGGTTGTCGATGGTCCATTCTCGGTTGGTGAGTTCTGTGTAGAGTTCGTTCTTAGTTGTGAGTTCGGGGTTTATGCGTATGGTGGGGAGTTTTTGTTTGAAGGTGAACCACATTTCGCTGATGGTGGTGTCGTATTTTTTGGGTTGGGTGGGTTTGCTGCCGAAGTTGATGGGTTGGACTGGTAGGTGCATGTCGGTGAGTATGTCGGTGAGTCCGCCTCCGACGCCGGTGTCGTCGATTTTGATGCTGGTGAGGTTGGGGAGGGTGCCGCATATGGTTTTTATGCGTTGTGCTGATTGTGTGATGCTGGCGTGTTGCCAGGTGGTGATGGTTGTTAGGGTGTTGCCTTGTATGGTGGCGATGGCGGTGCGGTCGTTTCCGTATCGGGCTACGTCTATGCCGAGGGTTGTGCCGCCTGTTTGTTGGGGGTTGTGTTCGGTTTGGGTGAGTTCGGTCCAGGTGATGAGTTGGTTGGTGAGGTTTTGTGTGGGTTGGCCTTCCCAGATGTGGTTGTAGTCGGGTGTGTTTTTGGCTTCTTTGATTTGGTGTTTGATTTCTGTGGGGAGGATTCCTGCTCGTTCGAGTATTCGGTAGGTGACGTGTTTGTGGTAGGTGCGTTTTGCGGTTTCTGGGGTGGGGTTGGTGACGTGTCGGAGGGTGATTTCGTCGGTTGGGGTGAGGGGGTTTCTGGTGTAGATGATGATGCTGTGGGGGGTTCTGATGGTGGGGAGGAGTATGTCGAGGCTTTGTTTGCTGATGGTTTGGGCTTCTTCGACCCAGCAGATGTTGATGTTGTGTAGGCTTTTTATGGTGGCTTCGGTGTTGTCGTGGAGGCCTTTGAAGATGAATTGGCTGCCGTTTTGGTGGGTGATTGTGTCGTTGAGTATGGTGTATCCGGGGAGTTGGTTGTCGGTGATGATTTGTTCTATGAGGGCTTTGACGCTGTCTTTGATGCTGTTTTGGTATTCGCGGCAGCAGAGTATGCGGGTTTTTTGTTGGGTTGCTTGGAGAGTTATGGCGAGTGCTACGGTGGTGCTTTTGCCGCTGGAGCGTCCTCCGCTGAAGTCGTAGTATCGGTAGTCGGGGTATGGTTGGTGGGTGTAGTAGAAGAGGGGGGCGTATTCTTGGGGGATTATATAGTCCATGTTTTTCGTCTGCTACGGTTGGTTATTTGAAGGTGATGTTGATTTGGGGGGGTTCTGTTTGGGTGATGTTTTGGTTGATGGTTTGGGGGGCGCGTCCTTCTGTTCGGTCGGCGATGTCTTGGTATTTGCGGAAGGCGAGTTCGTTTTCTTTTTTTGATGCGATGATGAGGCGGAGGGCTGTTTGTTCTGCTTGGGTGAGGTTGTCGATGTTTTGGATTTCTTGGGCGAGTTCGCTGTTGGTCATGTTTTTGTAGCGGTTGAGGTTGTATGTGTAGCTGGCGTGGTGGTCCCATCGGCCGTTGTTGCGGTGTTCTGGGTGGTCGGTGAATCCGCCTGTTCCGGTGGGGTTGGGTGGGGGCGTGTTTTTGAGGAAGCGGCCTTTGGGGTCGCGGTGGGGTTTAGGGTTTTCTGTCATCGTGTTTCCTGTTCTGTTGGCTTGGTGGCGGGGTGGTGGGTTATTGCTTTGTTGAGTGGGATTCTGATGGCGTGGGTGCCCGTGAGGGTGATGTAAGGTAGTTTGCCTGCGTATATCCAGTTATAGATGTTGTATTTGGGGGTGTTTATGAGTTGGGCGAATTGTTTGACTGTGAGGTATGTTTCTTGTTCCATATTATATATTATATCACGTTTACTCGATAAATGGGGTTATTAAAAACCCCGTCCGGGGGTTGGCTTCCAGGCGGGGTGCATAGTACTATATTGAATTATGACAGTATTCAGTATAGCACGACTCTGTCTACAATGCAAATCGTGTGTCTCGTTTGTTTTCGTCACGGGGGTGTGCTACACTATAACTAATACATAATTTAATACCTAGAATTATATTGAATTATAATAATTGCTTGATACAATTACTCATATAATACGACACAGCCTGATGTGCAAGTTGATGGGCTGTATAAAATTCTTGCCCCCCCTAACCCGGGGTGAACACCGTTAGAGGGTGAAACGTTAACAGATTGTGAGGCTGGGCGTGGCATAAACGGGCTGGCCGACACGCTCCGATACAAAGGTCATATTTGTTGGGAAGTGCCCTCACAAGTTTACCGCTGTGATAGTTAACAGAGAATGACACTATCTAAGTTTAATCGACGGCGACGGCTAGGAGATGACGGTGAAGATTACCGTTTTGTTCTTGCTTATTGTTCCTTCGTTTAGACTTTGCCCCTTAAGACATGACTATGTTAGTTGTGTAGTAAGGGGTAAGTATCTCTCAAGCTCAAACTAAAAGAATCAAGTGAAGTGGATAAGTTGAAATTTATTAAGAGGGTTAAAGAGCGTTAAGTTGGGTGGTGAGCGGGAAGAGGGTAACCACATACTCTATTCTCCTTGTTCTTTGTTAGTTGTTGAGTGTTGTGTTATAGGTTTTTGTTATATGGTTGTTGTGTGGGTTGGGTTTCCTTGTGTTTTTTGTCTACTCCGTGTACTATAATATAAATATATCACCTAAAAAGTCGGGTGGTTATAGTTGAAAGGATATATTGTTATGTTATTGTTTACGAATCGGTATCGTGATTTTAAGCCTTCTGAGGGTGTCCCTGTGCGGATTACGTTTAGTGCTCCCCGTTATCGTTTGCCGTACGATTTGGAGTATAAGTGTTTTTTGTTGACTCCCGGCCGTTGGTTTTTAGAAGGTACTGATGAAGAGTTTACTCAGCATTATGTGAGTATGCTTAATGATTATGGTGTTGAGCGGGTCCGTTTAGATTTGCAGCAGATTTGTGATTCTGCTGGGTGCGACCGGCTTGTGCTCTTATGTTTTGATGATATTCGTAAAGAATTGTGCCACCGTTCGCTGTTTGCCCAGTGGTGGCATCGTGAGACGGGCGAAAATGTACGTGAATTGCAGGAGGGTTGCAATGAGCAGCAGAATGTGTTATTCTAAAGATGTTTCCGCCTTTAGCTCAATAGATAGAGCGCTACCAGCTATGGTAGAGGTCCCAAGTGCAAGTCTTGGAAGGCGGTCTTAATGGCTGGTTTTACAAGCCCCTCAATACTGTTTTTGAATACGTGGGACGGTCCAGAACGTGAATATAACTACCGTTTACTGTCAGCCGCCCGACAGAACGGGTATGATAAGCTCGTTGAATTGTATGCCGGAGGTTTCGCTAACCCAATCGTAGCGATAGAAGCCGGCTGGGAGCCAGAACAAATAACTACGGTAGACGTATGGTTGTATACGGCTATACTCGGATATTTGTACTCCGGCCGCCCGTTACACGAACTAGGTATGAAAGTTGATGGTAAGCCTATCCCGTTGGACGGTACCCCGGTCCAGCAGGCCGCACGTATGATACTCGCCCAATACCAGGCCAGGCTGGAAAAGACAGCCCACATCGAGTATATCAATGAACTGTTGAACGACGTGACACTAAACAACAGCCACCAAATGGACTACTTGTGCGGGAAGATCACCGCTAACTGTCACAACATCAAAAATGTTAACGCCGCGATAAGCCGTATCATCGAATACTGTCAGAAAGACAGCGAGGAGAACACGGAAAAAGACAAAAAATAAAGGCTGTGCGCGAAAGGACAAGAACACAGCCTACACGTATTATACCACAATTAGGGACAAAATGCGAGACATTATTATTATCAGTTTCATCAGCGCCTATATTAACTATGCCGTGCGCTATCTGGACCTGCCGTACGGGATAATGAAAAAAATCCGCGAATCGTGGATACAACACTTTAAAAAAAGTAGCAGTGGGTGGGAACAACTCATGATTTGCGGCTGGTGTTTAGCGCCGTGGGTAACAGCCCTCACTGTTTTCGCGTATAATTTCTACCGTCCAGCCGACAGCACAGGCCAACTATTCTACCAGTGGATAGCGTGCAGTGCTATCAGCGCGTTCGTTACTCACTATGGTGAAAAATACTAAACAGTTTTCTCTCTCAGCGTAATATTGGACATCATCACTACACTATGCTATAATAATAATATCAAACAAAAAAGGAAAGGACACAATAAAATGACAGTCACACATATCCACTTCACAAAGAGGGTAACCAGCTCTCATATCCCAGTCGAATCATGGGATATCCCCGTCGAAGAACTCGCAGACGAAACAGTCAGCAGCTACGAGCGCATAGACGACTTTGAAAGCATGCTCGACGCATTCGCCCGCATCAACGGGACTACATACTATATTGCGAACGGTATCCGCCGTCGGTTCATAGCCAATCAGAACGCTATCGACAACGCCAAGCCAGGCGAAGAACCAGAAGAAATCGACTACAACGACCTTGTCCTCCTCCGTGACCACTACCTGTACGACCTCGACCTCGACCTCGACACGCTCATCAGAGCGTATCAGGAAGCGAACGGCGGGCCTGAATACTGCACGTACCGTTACATAACAGACGAAGACGACGAAGAAGAGGACGAAGACTAACAACTGAACCCAGTAGAGGGGCGGGCAACCGCCCGCCCCTCACCAGACTCTTTGAAAGGAAAACATCATGATTAAAAAGAAAGCCGCAAGCGCGGTCATCACCAACCCGCTCCGCACACCAAACGTACCGTATTACTATTTCGTTAAATACGTCCCGAATAACGACCCGCATATTTTCCGCCGGGTCATGAAACGCGACGACCCGAACGTGTACCCCGAAGACGTCCACAAACTCCACCGTTTCGCCCAACTCGTCTACTTCAAAGAAAAATACAAACTGACAGCCGAAGAGATAGCCCAAACGCTTGGAATCTCTACACGGTACGCACGTCTCAAAATCGCTGACGAGCGCAACGTTACCCAGCAGGACATTAACAAAATGCAAGACGAGTATGGAAGGGACCTCTCATGAATAAAGCAACGTTTACCGGACAGCAGGACCTGCTGGGCTACGGGTTCAAGGAGGTGGACGAATGACAGTTCTCATAGAAACCTACAAAAAACGTAGGTATACAGGCCGCACAACACGCCTCGTATACAAATACGTTAACGGCCGGTTGGAAGCCTATATACGCCGCCAGCTGGAACAGAAAAACAATGAAAGGAAGGACACGAAATGAGTGTACAAGTTACGTTTACCGGTAACGCCAGGCGGGACCCGGAAACACGCCATTTTAACAGCGGCGGGAGCGTCACGTCAATCCTGGTCGCGGTCAGCCAAGGCTACTTTGATAAGTCTAATAATTGGGTGGACCAGGGCACGATGTGGATTGACGTAGAAGCCTCAGCGGATTACACGGCCGCCCAAATCCAAGCCGCAGAAAAAGGGTCAAAGCTCCTCATAACTGGGACGTTGCAGCAACGCTGGTATACGGCTCGGGACGGCCATGAGGCCACTGCACTGCGCTGTAGGGCTACCGCGGTAGGGATACTGCCTAAAAACACGCAGCCCACATCCTCGCAGCCCTCACAGCCGACGTCCGTGCAGCAGTCGTGGTCACAGTCTGATGACACGTGGGCAGCACCGCAAAACAATAGTGAGTTCGGTGAACCCGACTTTTAATAGCAAAGAAAAAGGATAGAATCATGAAACCTAAACTGCTTGACGGTCTGCAAATAGACGACTTTTGCACAGAACTGTACGTAGAAATCGACGGTGAGAACACTATCCTCACCTTTGAAAACGGTCGCGGGACCATGCAGAACACGTTTATCCTCGACCGCGACAGCTTGCGCTGGCTGATCGAAACGCTTCAAAACACCGAAAAGGAAAACACGAAATGAGTAAGACAAAACATGAGGAATACAGCGACTACCGTTATACCCCACCCAACCAGCCTGGAGCCAGTAGCATAGCTATCGGCACGTTTGATAAGTACGTCAAGATTATTATAAATACTCCGTACAACATGCTTGAAACGAATCTCATGCTATCTGTTGATGACGCCGAATGGCTGTCTGACAAGCTCCAGCATAGTGTAGACACAATCAAAAACAGTGCGCTTGAAGGCGAGGCGACAGAACGATGAAACCGTTTACACCAATCAGCGACATGCACGAAGTCGATGACATCGCTCGCATACACCTGTCTACCAGTATGGACGGCGAGCACCTGTATCTGAACGAGTTTATATATGATTCGTGCACGAATCACCGTAACAGCATGATCATCGACCGTCCAACCGCTAAATGGCTGCGAAAGCAGCTGAAAAAAGCCCTTAAAACACCGGAAAAGGACGTGTCATAAACTGGCCACTAATAATTTTCTCTCTCAGCGTAATATTGGACATCATCACTACACTATGCTATAATATTAATATCAAACAAAAAAACAAACTGAAAGGACACTCAAATGAACGAGACAAAAAATTTTATACTCTCATTCCTCGCAGGAGCAACACCAGTCTCCCTCTTCGCGATGCTCATAACCTCTTTCACCGGACAGAACACCGTCTGCCGAATCTTCGCGATAATACTCACCATCTGCTACACATTCTCGTACGCACTCCAAATTAAAGACTGAAAGGACAAACCGATGAAAATCCCCAACGCCAAAGCACGGTCTACGGACTCGCGCACGAGCCAATGGGCCGCACAAACGGTCCGCACCCGACATCAAATGCAGCACCTCATCAACTCAATGAGGGCACTCACAGAACATTATTATTCCGAGCGGGGCTTCACCGACAGGGATATCTACGATGAAAACGCTCAATATCACAAAGATACGGAACAGGGATTGCGCTCCCGCAGGGCTGACGCTGTCAAACTCGGCCTCGTAAAAGAGGTAGACCGTAAAGGGTTCAGCCCTACCGGACGGCCTTGCAAACGATGGGCCCTAACCCGCAAGGGGCATGACGTAGCTCACCTGCTTTTAGTGGAAGCCACTAAATTTTACGAGGAGAATCTCTCATGAAAAAACATAACATGTCTACGCGCTCGAAGCACTTATTAGGTGCTGCGGGCATGGCACTGTTCACTATCTTTAACATCGTACTATTCAATGACACTTTGAGCCGTTGGCATTACGGTATGACCGTTCTCATGGGACTGTCAATGCTCCTGTTCTGGGGCACGGTCATCGCCTCAATCTGCCTCATCTGGCACCTGGTCACTATCGACGATAAGGAGGGCGAATGAGCAAAGGCATTACCGAAGTTTTCCAAGCCTCAGAAGACCCGTGCGACGTCATTATTCGTCAGCGTGGAAAAGATATCAAGCTCACAAGACTTGAAGAGCTCGAATATGTACGTAATAAACTCAATAAATTTATAAGTAAAGGATTGCGGAAGTATGCAGGTTACGAAAACACCAATAATTGATTACAACATTCCGTACGGCATTATCGTCCGTCAGGATACCGTACTCGATGACGGTAAGACCGTCACCAACATGATTGATATCACGACTGTTAATGAGCTGACATATGTGCGTGACGCTCTTAATAAAGCCTTGTACATGATGGAAGGAGCACACTAATGAACCTATTCGCTTTTACCCTCATGGTCATCTGGCTGTTGACCTTGTTCGTGGTCATTATTTTGGGAGCGATTATGCTCGGCATAATCATCACAGAACTTATCACAGTAATACAACGCCGGAAGCGGCAGAAGGGGGTTAATGATGAGTTTTCAAACCGCCAGTGATATCCGCGGGGTCATTTTCCGTAGTCTGCATAACCCGTTTAATAATACGGATTACTACAATTGCGAAGACGTGGACGACTACCTCGAATTGTTGGCTCAGCAGCAGCACATGTTTATCCGCACTATCGAGCATTACGTAGCTTGCCCGCTCGTCGCCAGGGCGCACCAAGCTCGGCAAATCGTCCCCGAAAGAGAGGCAGAATAATGGATATTTTTACCGATATCGATATGCAGCACCCAGAAACAAGCATGTCAATATATACAGACGCGTTCAACGCTCACCGGTTGGTAGTGTCGCAGGTACTTTACGGTCCGCGTGGCGCACGAAAAATGCATCACCTCGAGCTGGATTATGATTCGGCCGTTTGGCTGCACCGTATGCTAGAGCTCGCGATGGGAGGAGAACATAATGACTAAGCTCAGCCCCCTGTACGCTGGGCTGCCGGTCAGGCTCACCGTCCCCGGCCAGCCGGTACCGAAAGCCCGACCAAGGGTTTACAACGGGCACGGGATAACACCCGCCAAAACCAAGGCCGCCGAAGCCCGAATCAAAGCAGAGTACTTGAAGAAGTATGCAGGCTGCAAGCCCTTCGACCAGGAAATCATAATGCACGTCACGTTCTACATGTCTGACCGGCGGCGGGTGGACTACGATAATCTGGCGAAGCTGGTCACCGACGCATTGAACGGCGTCGCATACGTGGACGATAGTCAGATAATGGAAAGCATTATCTACAAAGTGCTCCCCTCCACTTTAGTGGAAGGCCGAAGGGGGGTGAGACAACGCCGGAAAGGGG